GAACGGTGTGTGGGGCTGGAGCAGCCGCAAGCATGGCATAGCTCTGGTTGAGGAGTTGAGGGACTTACCTTGGAAAGCGCTCAAGCTCCAGCCCGTAATCGTATTTGACAGCAACGCCTGGGACAATTGGCAGGTGCAGGCGGCGGAGAGTCAGCTAGCGGCTAAGTTGTTGGAAGTCACCGGGCGGCACGCGGTGGCTCTGCGGGTGCCGAAAGGGGCTGGCGGTGAGGACCAAGGCTTTGACGACTACCGGGCTAGCGTGGGGGACGAGGAGGCGCGGAGGTTCCTCGACGGGGACGGCGTGCCCGTTGACATTAGCGAGTACCACCGCATGATGGTGCAGCTGAGCAGCGAAGTGTGCGTGGTGCGTGAGCTGGGCCGCATAGCGGATCAGGTTACGGGCGACCTAATGACCCGCGCCGTGTTTACTGATGTGAACTATGCGCACTTTGTAATGGACGTTGAGGACGGCGAACGCACCCGGCAGGTGAACGTGCCCCGCGTGTGGCTGAGCAGCCCGCAGCGGGTTGAGGTGCAGAGCCTAGAGTACAGCCCCGGCGCGGGCAGACTTGTGCCCCGTGCGGTGGGTGGTCTACCCAACCTTAACCTATGGCGCGGCATGGCGCAGGACCCCGAACCCGGCGACGTAGCGCCCTGGCTGGAGCTGCTGGCGAATAACGTGGAGGACGATTATCTACGCCAGTGGATCATAGCATGGTGCGCTTATCCGTTACAGAACCTGGGTGCCAAGCTCAACACGTATCTGCTAATGTTTGGCCCCAGCGGCACGGGGAAGAATCTGTTCTTCAAGCCGCTGCACGCCATCTATGGTGAGAATGCTGTGATGGTGGACACGGACACGCTCAAGTCGCAGTTCACGTCGCTCTACGCCCAGCGGCAGCTAGTCCACGCGGATGAGTTGGTGCGTGCCCGTGGCGATGAGGACATGGTGAGCCAGCGCATCAAGGCTCTGGTAACGCAGGAGAAGCTCACAGTCAACCGCAAGGGCCAGCCCGAGTACAAGATTGACAACCACGTGAATTTGGCGATTACGAGCAACTACTGGGACTGTGTGAAGCTCGACCAGGACGACAGGCGGGCTTGCGTGGTGCGCTGGCAAGGCGTGCTGGACCGACGTGGCGACCAAGCCTACTGGCAGCGTTACGTGCGGTGGGCGGACAGCGGGTGGGGGTCCGCCGCGCTGTATCAATACCTGCTAGGGTTGGACATTAGCTGGTTTGACCCCGCCGCCTGGGCACCCGCCACCGCGTGGAAGGACGAGGTTAAGGTTGCCACCATGTCCCCCATGGAGCAATGGGTTGCCGACCTTGCCGCCGAGCCACAAACGGTGCTGCCCCTACCAGGGCAGAGCAAGGCGGTGTGGACAGCGAGGGAACTGGCTGTGATCTACTATGGGGAGGGTGAGGCGGAGCTGTCACCGGGCAAGGTAAAGTCACTAGCCAATGCGCTGAGGAATGGGGGCTTCCAGCAAGCGCATGGGGGCAAGTTGATCAAGCGGCCTGACACCGCACAGCCCGAGCGATTCTGGGTTGTGCAGCAGCGGGACAAGGCATGGGGCAGCACGGAGGTGAATGTACACCTCCGTAAACTGGGATGGTAACAGCGGGGTAACACGGTAACATGGGGCGAGGGATCATGTTACCTGTGCTAAGTGCTTGTTTTGTAAGTGTTTTTTGGTCTAGGTAACATTGGTAACATTAGAGTAGGTTAGTGGGAACATATAAATATATACTGTGTAATATCAAATTAGATAGTATACTAGAATAGTAGGGTATTACGTATATAAAGCGGCCTGCCCCCCCTACTGTTACCGTTACCTACTGTTACCTACGCGGATAAAAACGACGTTTTGTTGCGTGTTTGCAACACTTTTGGTCTGTGTGATGGTAAAAACGTCTGTAATAATGCACTGGAATGGTGTAAATTGGTTAGTGCTTACTAACCAGTGTTTTGTCGTTAAAAACTGGGCGCTGGGCTCCCCACGATCCAAGCAGTAGGTAACCCGCCCTGCAAATTGTGACCTTTCCCACCGAGTGCTGAGATCTTGGTCCTTGATAAGTTGACCCTCCCACTCAGTGCTGGGTGCTTGGGACAGAGGAGCTACGACCAAAATTGCAACCCCCGCGTGCACCAAGGGGCACAAACTTTAGTCGTACGCACGCCCGCGCACGCGTATATGGACCTCCACTGTGAACCAAAAAGACTGAAGATCCTCCGCTCCATGGCGACCGGAGTACCGCTCAATGATCCAGGAGCGCGGACTGGTCAACCTCCCTGATCGTAGACCCTAGGCGGGTGAGAGCGTGGCGCTCCCCGATCCCAGAGCCGTGATCCCCCGCCCGCGCGCGTATACGGACCTCGAACGTAGACGTAAAATATCAAAGATCGTGGAGCTCGTAGGTCTGGGATGCTCAGCGATCAGCGATCGTCAGCTCGTCGTCCGTCGGTCGTCGTCCGTCCAGCAAAAAGCCCACTAGGGGTAAACCCTAGTGGGCTGGTGCTCGGGGTCTCCGGGTCAGTACAATCGGCAGGCAAGCATCACCGCCATCGCGGCGATCAACGCCAGTATCCACCAGAGCTCAGTCGGGGTCTCACGTTTCATGGTCGGTCTCCAAAAAGCAAAAAGCCCCGGCTTCCGCCGGGGCTTTGTCATCAGGCCTTAATAAGCCATCCACGTTGCACGGCGTAGCCTACGAACTTCGGGCAGGCACCGTGTGCTACCATTTCGGTCGCAGGGCAGGCACCAGCGCCGTTCTCCAGGGCACGCTGGATGGCCTCCCACCAGTGCGCATTGTTCGCGCTGGCAACCCTGTAGGGCTTACCAGGGTTCACCGTCAGTACCGGTCCGGTAGCGAGGGCCGGGGCAAGTGTCACCGGACGCTTGGCCGTGGCGAAAGCACGCTGAGACGGGGTCAACGCCTCAAAGGGTACGCCGTTATACACTGCGGGCACCGCTACCGTCGTGGCGGGTACCTCGACGGTCGTAGGGGCCTCTACGGTGGCCACGGTGGCCTCAACTACGGTGGCCACGGTGGCCGGGGTCTTCTTGCGTGATGCCATGATAGGCTTCCTTTACGCTGAGGGGCTGGTACCGGCCCTCTTTCGGTATGCCCCAGTACCCCAGGGCATGAGCCCATTGTGCCGAGGTTTTGCGTGTTTGCATACTAGGGCAAACCCTAATGAGGTTGGCACGCGGATTGCTAGGTGTCCGCGCACGCGCTCAGGCACGTGGTTACCATAGCGACGCTCCGCGCACCATTGGGGGAAACCCTTAGGTGGAAACCCTTAGGTAGAAACCCCTAGGTGGAAACCCCTAGGTGGAAACCCCTAGGTGGAAACCCCTAGGTGGAAACCCGTAAGGGTAAACCCCTAGGTAGAAACCCTATTAGGGTTTACCCTTAGGTAGAAACCCCTAGGGGCCCCAGACCGCGACGCCAAGAACCCCGAACCCAAAATCTAGCATTGTGGGGGTTAAGGGGCGTGTCCGTCTCCGCCCCTATGTGCGTGGCAAATTCGCCCAAGAAACGTTCTCCACTGAGCACCAAGAAACACAGCCCCGAGAACCAAGACCTACACATCAAGATAGAGAACACAGACCTAGATTTTCTGCTCAGTGGTCGATCGATCGAAATTTTTCAGCACCCTTGTATTCCCCGCCCTGGTGGCAGTACACTAGGCTAGTCACCCCACTACAGTTGGAGCCCCACATGCCCTGGACCATGGCAGACGCATCCCGCCACACCAAGAAAGCTGACACCAAGCCCGAGCAGCGCCAGTGGTCTGCCGTTGCAAACTCCGTACTGAAGAAGACCAGCAACAAGGCGCGTGCGGTTGCCAGTGCCAACGCAGTGATTAAGAACCGTGGCAGCAACAGCAAATAAAGCGGTCTTTATCCCCGCTCGGCATAACGACTGGGACTGGGCTCAGGTCCAGTACGAGACCACTGACAAGCCCGTGGACCGTATCGCCGTGGAGATAGGCGTTACCCCCACAGCAATCATATCCCGTGCCAGCACCCGTGGCTGGACGCGGGACAAGGGGCAGCTCGTAGCCCGCATGACTGCGGAGATGGTGCTAGCCAACCGAGAGCGTCTGGCGGAGACCAAGGCCCGTGACCTGGAGGTAATTGAGCGCGTCAACGTGCAGATGCAGGCGCAGGTGCTGAGCACCCACCGCAAGGACATTTCCAGCGCCCGCAGCATGTGCAACAAGTTCTTTACCGAGCTGGGACATGAGGACGAGTTAGATCTTGACACCAAGAGCAAGGTGTTGAGCCGTCTGGCCGACAGTATGAAGACCCTCATGCTCCTCGAGCGGCAGGCGTACGGTATTCAGGGCGTGTTTGAGGACACCGCCCAGCCTGCCCCCACCGCCCCCGAGCAGCAAGCTACCGACGCCGTGCTGAGCAAGTTTGCCGCCGTGCTGGCTAAGAACATGGGCGCTGTGGAGGTGGTGGACAATGACGCCGGAAATTAAAGCCGCCCTGCTGGCCGCGCCGTTCCACAGCGTGGCTAACTTCTGGCGCATACTGGAGGCTGACCTGGGCCCCGCCGTTAAGCCCTGGCTGGCACAGAATGACAGGTACTACCTCCTGGTTGAGGTACTACACCGCGTTGACGCTATCCACCCCTGGCTGTACGCCCGGTGTAGGGAGGTGGAGTGCGCCCGTGACGGTTACCTTGACCTCTGGGCCCGCGAGCACTACAAGAGCACGATAATCACCTTTGCCGGTATTATTCAGGAGGTGATCAACGACCCCGAGATAACCATCGGCCTCTTCAGCCACACCAAGCCAATCGCCAAGGCGTTTCTGCGGCAGATACAGAAGGAGTTTGAGAACAACACGGACCTCCGTGGCCTGTTCCCCACCATATTCTGGCAAACGCCGGAGCGCGAGGCACCCAGTTGGTCACTGGACAATGGCATCACCGTCTGCCGCAAGAGCAACCCCAAGGAGAACACCATTGAGGCCCACGGCCTCGTAGACGGGCAGCCAACGTCAAAGCACTTTGCACTCATGGTGTATGACGACGTTGTCACTCGCGAGTCAGTCAGCACGCCGGAGCAGATCGCCAAGACCACCGAGGCCTGGGAACTCAGCGACAACCTGGGCACCGCCGGGGGGCGCAAGTGGCACATCGGCACCCGGTACAGCTACGCCGACACGTACGAGGAGATTATCAAGCGTAAGTCAGTAATCGTGCGCATGCACCCCGCCACTGACGACGGCACCATCACCGGCAAGCCCGTACTGTTTACCCAGGACACTTGGGACAAGAAGGTCCGCGACCAGGGCGAGGCTACCATCTCTTGCCAGATGTTGCAGAACCCGCTGGCAGGCCAGCAGCGCATGTTCAACGTGGAGGACCTCCGCACCTACGAGGTCCGCCCCGAGGTGATGAACGTCTACATCATGGTTGACCCCGCCCGCAGCAAGAAGAAGGGCTCCGCCAAGACCGCTATTGCCGTGGTAGGTGTTGACTACGCGCTGAACAAGTACCTACTGGACGGATTCAACCACAAGATGGACCTGCGCGAGCGCTGGACCCGCACCGCCCAG